CGGGAACATCCCTCTCGGGGGATTCGACAGGGGGTCTTGAGTGTCAGAGCAGAATCAGGAGCAGCAGCCCAGCGAGCTTCAGCAGTTCCAGCAGGCGCTGCGGCAGGATCTGGGCCAGTTCGCGCAGGGCGTGAGCCAGCGCCTCAACGCGATCGAGCAGCGCGTGGCGCAGCCGAAGCAGGCACCGCCGCCGCCGCCCGCGTCGCCCTCTGATCTGGAGCGCGTCAACGCGACGCTGCGCGAGCGCGTCATTGCCGACCCGCTCGGCTACACGCGCGAGGTGATCGGCACCGCGGCGCAGGAGGCCGAGAACCGCGCGCGGCAGATTATCGAGAACGAGCGCCGCATGCAGCAGCTCTCGCAGGCGTACCAGGGCTTCTGGAACGGCTTCGCGCAGTACAACCAGGATGTCGCGATGTTCGGCGCACAGGTCGAGGCGAACCTCCGCGCCGGCGGCATCGACGCGCAGCGCATGATCGAGGAGGGGCGCACCGAGGAGCTGTCGCGCTACGCCGATCAGGCCGCGAACCAGGTGCGCGAGGCCGTCAAGCAGCGCGCCGCCTGGGAAGCGCAGCTCGCGCAGCAGCAGCAGATGGGTGCGCGTCAGATGCAGGGCCCGCCGGGTGCGAACTTCGCGCCGCAGCAGCGCCTCGCGGACCCGAACAACGGGATGCCGCGCGACCCGCGCGCCGAGCTGGCCGAGGCCGTGAACGAGCTCGACGCCGCTCGGCAGAAGAAGATGTGGAACCAGATCGACTCGCAGGAGTACCGCGACAGCTCGCGCAACCGCGAGGACCGGGTCCGTCAGGACCGCTACGTCGCGAACGGGCGTCGCTGACGCACGAGGGGCAGTGGGCGCGAGCCTGATGAGGGCTCGCATGGGTTCAACCGAATAGTGGTCCGGAGGGTTGGGAAGCAGAAATGCCAGGAATGGACTGGCTGACTAACGCAACCGGCAAGTATTTCTCGAACAACACTCTGAGCCGCAAGGCCCGCGCGATGGGCCAGCCGCAGGTTCGCTTCCGTCAGTTCTGCAAGCGCGAAGGGCAGTACGGGAAGCGGTCGGGACAGGTGCTCCTGTTCGACAAGATCGGCAACGCGTCGGGCACTCCGCGCGGTGGCCGCATCATCGGCTTCGGCGATCCGATCCCGCGTGGCAACTTCCTGATCACGCAGGGTTCCTGCACCGCGGTGCCTTCGGGCTTCGCCATCCCGTGGATGGAGGAGTTCGAGACCTTCTCCGAGTTCGAGGTCCGCGACCCGATCTCGTCGCGCCTCTCGGACGACGAGGCGAAGGCGATCGACTGGCGAGCCAGCAACGCCTTTTACTCGGGTAACGTGATCTACACGCCGACCGGCGCGACCGACTCGCCGGCTGCGACGTGGGGCACGAGCGGCACCGCGGGCGGTACCGCGAGCCGCGACTGGCAGGTCTGGGATCTGCGCAACATCGTGGACGCGCTGCAGTACGGCGTCTACGGGTCGTCGGCGTCAGCGCCGGTCGAGCCGTGGGACGGCGTCAACTACATCTGCATCGGCTCCGTCCCGGCGATGCGCGCCCTGAAGGACGATCCGGACTGGGAGAAGGCGCAGTACTACGGAGATCCCGAAAAATTGTTCTCGGGCGAGACGGGCCGCATCTACGGCACGCGCTGCGTCGCGAACAACAACGACAACCTCGGCAACTCCGGCAAGATCGGCACCACCGCCTACAAGGGTGAGGCCGTCATCTTCGGCAACGATCCCGTCATGGAGATCGTCGCCACGATGGAGGAGATCCGCGAGGCGATCCCTGGCGACTTCGGCCGCGACATGGCGCTGGCCTGGTACTACCTCGGCGGCTTCGCGCACATCTGGTCCTACAACTCTTCGACCGAGCCCGACAACCGCGTCGTGGCCCTCGGCTCGCTGTAAGGAGGCGGGCAAATGGCAGAGCAGAGCTACAGCAATCTCGTCGGGTACTCGCTCGGGTCGATGGACATCTCGGGCGCAAACTCGGTCACGCAGATCTTCCCGCGGCCGTTCCGCGTCATGGCGATCTCGTTCATCGTCGGCGTTGTCACGGCGACCGCGACGGAGACGATGACCGTCAGCCGCCGCAAGTACCCCGGCTCGGCCGCGGACGCGAGCGCCGCGGAGACCATCGGTACGTTCGGTGTCGTCTCCGGCCTGGTGGTCGGCGACGAGGTGCGCGTCGATTTCTCGGCGAGCACCAAGGCCGAGTTCAATGCCGGCGAGGAGATCAAGATCCTCTGCGGCAACTCGACCGGCACCGGCACCGTGTACTTCATGGTGCACGGCTACCACTTCCCGAGCGGACCCAGCCCGCAGTCGTCGTTCTCGTCGACCGCCAAGGCGGTGTCGGGCTCCGGCACCATCAAGTACGCGGCCTTCACCGCGAGCTGAAGATGGACAACGGCCTGGGAAACCAGGGGAGCCGTCGCGGCAACACGCACTCGGAGCGGCTTCAAAAAGCTCGCTCCGGTGCGTTCGCCGGGCGGCAGTATCCGCAGGACGCGAGCCTGAAGCCGGGTCGCAACCCGATCACCAACGCGGGCCAAGGGACGAACGTCGTCAAGAAGACGCCGCTCGATCCCAAGGCCCCGGTTGGGGATCCGTGGAAGCGGCCTGACTACCAGAAGCCGGGTGCCTTCTGAGTGCATTTCGGGAGGCGCTCGGCGGCCGCCAGCAGCGCGGGCCGCGCACCGAGAGGCGAGCGCAGCGTAACGAGCACCTGAAGGACTGGGTGCAGAAGGGCTACCGGACGGTCGATGGCAACTCGTCTCGAGCTGCAGAACCGAGTGCAGGCAAACCTCGGCCGAGTCGGGGTAACGACTGCTGAAAACACAGCAGTCCAGACCTGGATCGATCAGGCCATCCGCGAGGACATCTGCGCCGACCATAACTGGTCGGGCATGGAGTTCACGCGCACCCGGACGCTGACCGCGGATACTGACACATACGCATTCGCCAACGCGACGGTCTTCAAGGACTGCCGCTGGATCATGCTGCGGCGCACCTCGGGCGAGGACTACTTCATGCTCGAGGAGGTCACGCTCGACGAGCTCGTGGACCCGATGCGGTTCACCGAGCAGACGACGAACATGCCGCGCGTGTGGGCGCGCGACGGCGACAGCTACGTGCTGCGTCCGATTCCCGACGACACGTATGCCGTGCGCGAGCGCGTCTACGAGTATCCTTCGTCACTGAGCGGAGACTCGTCGACCAACTTCGCGACGCTCTACCTGCCGAAGCTCGTCGAGATCGCGGCGACTCGGTACGGGTACATGTACTACGGCGAGGCCGAGTCGTTTCAGCTCTGGTCGCAGCTCTATTCGGCCGAGCTCGCGAAGGCGGTCGGAGTCGATCGGCGTCGACTGTCGCCGTCGCGTCCGACGATGAAGCCTGGCACGGGAGCCGGGGCTCTCGAGTCCGGCTACCCGAGCGGCTACGGCTCGTCCTACGCGCCGTACTCGTGGCTCTGATGTCTGATCCCGACCTGATCCGCGCGCTGTCGGACCTGACGCTCGCCGTTCGCGGCGGGCTGCAGATGACGACGCGCAGCGCGTCCGCGTCCGACATCTATCAGCCGTTCATCGGTGACTCGATCACCGGCACGACGGCGGTAACGATCTGGACGCCGAGCACCGGCAGGCGCTTTGTTCTGCGCGGGTTCGCGATCACGGCGATCGTCAAGACGACACTCGTCGCAGCGAATCCCGGCACGCTGTATTTCCACGACTCGTCTTCTGCGACGGCGGTGATCTGTCCCGTGGGCTCGTTCGCGAAGCTCGCTGCGCAGGATACGGTACTCACGGGGAGCAACGGCCCGTTCACGATCGACCTCGGCACGGGTGTGCGCGGCACGGCGGTGGACACGACGCTGAAACTCGCGCCGTCGTTGAGCATCGGCGCAGGCGAGATTCGCTACTGCGGCGTCGTGTGGGGCGTCGAGGAGTCAGCCTGATGGCTGGCAAGGTTCGCGTCGTCGGGCTCGGCCCGCTGATGGGCGCCAACAGCGCGCGCGTCACCGACCGCGCGCTGCAAGGCACCTACATGCGCGGCAGCTACAACGTCGGGCTGCGCGACAACGAGTGGTGGACGCGCAAGGGGCAGCGTCTCCTCAAGGCTCGCATCGCGTCGAGCGACTGGTGGTGGGCGTTCGACATCAACTCCGAGCTGTCGGTGATCGCGAATCCCTACTGGGCGCTCGCATACGGCTCGCTCGGGTTCTCTGCGCTCTACACGCCCGCGGTGACGGAGAGCGTCACGTTCACCAACGGCAGCGCGACCGCGACCACGACCTCGCTTCGCGTCAAGGGACAGTTGATCGTCGCGGACGTGACCTCGGGCACGGGGTTCAGCTCCGAGGTCTACGAGGTCACGGCAGCGGCTGGTGCGGGACCGTTCACGGTGACGCTCGATCGTGTCTACGAAGGGACGAGCGGAGCCAAGACGCGATCGTTCATCGACCCGCTCGCGCGCTATCTCGCGGGCACAGCGACCAACACGACCGACGTGGATCGCGTCGGCTCGTGCGTCGTGTTCGAGCAGCTCGTCTCGCACACTGCGGCCTCGATCCACGCGGCGAACCCAGCGACGACAGCAGGACGCAGCTACCTGATCATCACCAGCGACCGCGGCGTGCCGGTGGCGATCGACTTGACGGCGTATCTTTCGGGCACGCGAACCGGCGTGCTGCGCACGTGGTTCTACAACACGGCGCTCGGCACGCCTGCGCAGATCGGCGCTGACTCCGCGCTCAACGCATCGAACAACCCGCGTGGGATCTACGCCGAGGTCTACAAGAATCGCCTGATGATCGGCTACGCCACCGACCCGAACGGGCTCTACGGCGACCGCACCATCTGGTACTCGCAGCGCGGCGACTTCCTGCTCTGGCACACCGGCATCGCGGGGCAGACGGCAGCACCGAACTTCGTCACGTTCGATGGCGAGGGCAACGAGATTGCCGAGATGAAGTGTCTCGGCGACGACCTGACGGTGCATCGCTGGTTTTCGCGCGAGACGCTGTCGGCGACGCAGTCCCTTCAGTCTCCGTTCAGTCGGCGGTCGGACTTCACGCGACTCGGCATCCTCGACAAGCGCGGTATGACCAACCGCTGCGTAGTCGCGAACGGTCTGCACTGGATCTGGACGCCGCAGGGACCGGCAGTCTGGGACGGCTCGCAAGTGCGGCTCGTCGCGCGGAAGGCGTACCGCGATCTTCTGGCTACCGAGCAGATTGACGGTACGAGTGGCGTCGTTTGCGGGCTGCACGATGAGCGCGAGCGGCAGATCATCTGGGTGCTCGACACCGGCAGTAGCGAACGCCATCAGGATGCGCTCCCGGCGAGCACGGCCACCTATTCGACGGTGCTGGTCTACCAGTACGATACGGACGAGGCGTGGCTGGAGGATCACCCGAACATTGTCGGCGGCGGCATGATGACCAACCATCACGCCTCGATCGGCAGCGACGTGCAGCAGTTGCTGGTGTTCCGACCGGACGGGTCGCTGCTGGAGTTTCGCGGTCGCACGACGGCGAAGGATGCGGACTACACCGACCCGGCGAACGGGACTGCGGACACGGTCAACGCGCAGGTCGAGACGGGCTGGCTCGACTTCGGGACGCTGGAGCGCAAGACGCTCACGCGCATCGACCTGATCCTACGCTCGATCTCGTCATACAACCAGAATTGGGATCGCAACAGCGACCTGTCGTCCGGCAACTACTGGATCAACTGTCAGGTGTACACCGACTACGACGAGTCGACGGTGCGCTACACGCAGGGACGCG